TCTTGATAATGATCTCAATCTCTTTTCCATCAAATGATTTTATGGCTTGTAGGATCTTTGCTTTGTTCCTTTGCAAATTGCCATTCACAACTTTTGAAAATATGGAGATCTTATTGATCATTTAGATGTTAGTTTTCCAATAACATATCCTAAACCAAATGAGATAAGTAATAATGCCAGATACATTTCCATAATTATTCTGCTTTTGATTTTGGATTCATTTCCTCCTCCATAACTTCTAACTCTTGAATCTCTGAAATGCCTCCTCCATTAATAATCCAGTTTGCCACAATCTTTTCTAATCTGGCAACTCTCTGTTGTAAAGTGATTTTTGCTTTTCTCATAATATCTTATTATCAATTACTTCAATGAGATTTCTCAATTCTGATCTCTCCCAGATCCCTGCATTAGATCCTGCAATTTTTAGTTGGAAATAATCTTTGCTTACATCCTCAATCTCAATTTGTTTTGTTGTCATTTTTAGCACTTGTTTTTTATTAATTAATTTATCCTTGAATTTCTGATCTTTTGTATTCCAGATGCAGATCCTTTAACTCTCTGATGAATTTCCTTGCACATGGAGAGCAGGATGTTATCTGCTGATTCTTATTGAAAACTCTGTTGTAAATCTTGAGCATCTGTTTTTGTTGGATGTTGGTTAAGAGATCTGTGTTTTTTTTGTAATAATTATCAAGAATCTCAAACTCTGATTCTGTTAAGCATTGAGTTTTGTAAGGGAATAATTGATTCAATCTCTCCTGCCTCTCCAAACATCCGCAATCCTCTCCTGCAATCCATTTAACAACCTTATCAATCCCAGTTGCTTTTGTGATATCTGCAATGGTATCTCCTAATCCCTTTGCTTTGGCTCTTTTCTTTTTATGCTGATTTATACTCATTATCCAGTTTGGTTTTAATTATTGTTTTAGATCTCTTTATTGTTTTGAATATCGTATCAACTGATATTTGAGTTTCTTTTGATATTTGCCTCATGTTTGGTATCTGATAGATATACAGATTCATCATTTTCTTATCAAACCAATGTTGCTCATGCATGGCATTCTCAACCTTTTTAAACCATGTATAAGGATCTTTAGGCTTTGATTGTATAATATCCTCCTGCTTATATTGTTCAATATCCTTTTTGCCCTCATTATCAATATCAATTGTTTTCTTTTTGTAATCATTGATCATCAAGTTTTTTAGGGATGAATACACATATTGCTTATTAACTGATCCATCATCATAATAAAACAGATCAGATTCAAATGTTGCACTCTCAATAAGTCTGATATAAAACTCTTGTACAAAATCCTCTGGATAGGCTTTTTGAGTATCATTTAATGAATGTTTAAGTACAAAGAGTATAAGATCATCATGCATCTTATAAACATCCTCTATTGCCTTATTTTTATCCATTTAGTTTATTAACCAGTTTTTTATAATGTTCAATCATTTCCAATAACTCTGCATCAGTAAACTTTCTTATCTGCCTTGATTGATGCATTAGTTCCTCTGATGTGGATTCCCCATAGTCTGCATTAAGTTTTAATCCAAAGATGTATTGATTCCCCTGCATCCCTACATTGCAACCATAACATTGCACTTGGCAATTAGTTTCATCCCATCTGGTTGAATAATGCCTCCTGCTCATGAAATGCCCATTCTGGAGTTTTTTCCAATGATCCTTTTTTCCACAAGTGTAACAAGTTGCAATGCCTCCCTTTGCGTTTCTCAATCTGATATACTTTGAAAAGAATGCATCCAGTTTTGTAACAATTGATTTTCTGGATGGTTTTTTTCTCTTATTTGGAATTTTTTTCTCCTTTGCCATTGGTTTTAAAGTTAATACAAATGCAATACAATAGCAATGCAAATAGAAACTTGTTAATAAAAAATCCCCCAATCATCATTCAGTCTTTTCTGTTTAGATGATCAGAGGATTTCAACCCTAACTAACAAAAACAAACTAACTATTTTTTCAACTTGATTGCTATTACTTCCCCAGATGGTTTTGGAGATGCTTGTGGAACAACTTCTCCATCTCCAGAGATCATCATATCTCCTTTTTGTGCCATGTGATAACTCTGTTTGTATCTGCTTTCCAGATCCTTGAGTTGTTGTTTCTTTTCATTGTATTCTGGAATGTGATCAAAACTCCATCTTGTTGCTCCATTCCTAACTTGTATCTCTGCTCCATAAATTGTCATTTGCTTTGCTTCTGATCCATAGAGAGATGCTTCATCCAATGCCAGTTCCTTGAGTTTTTTATTTGCCATTTTAATTGTTTCCTCCATGTGCTTTAAAGAGATCAATGCATTCAATGGAGAAACATCCCCCTGCTCAACCAGATCCAATAAAGTTTTGGATGCCTCTGTAATGGATTTACGATCCATTAATTCTAATTCATTTTTCATTTTGTATTGTTTAGAATTGTTTCTAATTGTGATTTGCTTTTTACTGATTTGAAAAAATCATTTAAAATCATTCGCTTTGATTCGCTTATGAATTTGCCATTGGCATTTTGTGATCCAATTGCAATTCTTATACTTAGCTTATCAGCTTTTGCATCCCTTATTACTTTTGCTTTAGCTTTTTGGAATACTTCTTTTTTCTCTTGATCTGATATCTCTATTATGCCATGCTCATACAGATGATCATAAATCCATGATGCACCAAATCCAACAAATCCATTCTCAATAAAATCATCAAACTCTCTAATGATACCAGAGATAATGATCTGATCCTTTTCCAGATCTGTTAATGTTTCAACCCTTTGAGATGTTGATAATGGGATATTGTTCTGGAATCTGGTTTTCTGCAACCATTCCTTGTATTTGTTTAAGATGGATGCTACATAAGATGCATTGAACAAATGATAATGATCTGTTGATTCTGGATATGATTTGTATCTCTCTAACTGGAATGCATAATTGATTTCCTCCAGAGAAAGATTTCTAAAATTTGTGATCAGCAATGAAATAATATCATTTTTATCCAGATCAGATATGGGATTCTTAATGCCCATCAGTAATGTAATTTTTGTAAACATTACTCCAATCATTGCATTCCTATCATCAAAATTAAGATCTCTTAACTTGTTGTAATTAGGGATCTGCCTTGCAAACTCAATTGGATTGAGTTCCCCAACCTTTGAGATTTGATTCAATTGTTGCTCTGGATTGCCGATTAATTTTATTGCTTTCATCTGTTTTTAGTTTGTAAAATCCTTTCCATGATTGAGCCATTGCCTCATTAATGATCTTGATTGCCTCATGAGAGTTTGATGCCATGTTTGATAATTTTATCAGAGATGCTTGTTCTGATTGGATTGATTTGTAAGAAAATTTGAATTCCTTTTTTTTGTAAACTTTCCATTGATCCCATGCATTTAAAAAATCTGGATCTTGATAAGGAAAAACCAAATCTCCCTTATTATCTTTTTTTACATTATCATTAACATTAACATTATCATTTACATTAACATTTACATTAACACCTTTTTTTGCTTTAGTTTGCTTATCCAAAAAACCATTTGCTTTTTTTGTTTTCATTTGCTTTTTTGGTCTGCCTCCTAACTTTCCTGCCTCTGATCTTTTTGATCTTATTTGTTCCCATTTATCCAGATCCCTTTGCAAGTTCTGTTTGATTGGCTCAAATGCTATTTTTAAGAGAGTATCATCAGTTTCATATTCAATGCCATTTACATAATTCAAAATCATCTTAAATAGCATTCCTGCATTTTGATCTGAAAGATGTTTGATTGTATGAATGAGTTCTGAATACAATATGAATGATTTCTTATCCATGAGATTGCACTTGTTTAATTGAGATCATATCCTCAACCATGAGAGAAATCTTTTTTTGCTCCTCAAATGAGAGATTATGCCAATGCATATCAATTGCATCTTTAGGCAAAAAATCATGTGTTGATAAAATGCCTTTGCATTTCTCTAATGCGAAAACAAACTTATCTCTTAACTCCTTATCATATTTCATGATATTATCAAACTCTCTTGTATAATGCAGGATTGTTGCATGATTTTTGCCAATGGCATCTCCAATCTCTGAATAAGTAACAATTGAATGATTGTTTTGATCTGTAATTAGTTTACGAGCCAAATAACCATAACACATCCGAGCATCAACAATTTTTCTTGTTCTGTTATCCTCCATAAGATCACAATCGAAAATATCCTCAACAATTGCAATTATGTTTTTTAAACTTGATCTCATGGCTTAATTATTTAGATGTTGTGGGTGATTTACTTCAATATTTTTTATTGCATCAGTTGGTTTTGAATTCAACCAATTGTAAAAGATATCAGCAGTTGCAACAACTTGATTTGCATCAACTGATGAATGCTGATGGAATATTGTTGCAGATCTCAAGCATGATTGCTTTTCAATGCTCTGTTGTTGGTTTGGATCTGCCTTAAATGATTTCTTAAAACCATTTTGAATTGGTTTGTAAACTGGCTTTATCTTTGGATATTGCCCATCATGAAACTCATATTCGATCTGATCTCCAACAATAAATTTGTTTTGATCTTGCTTTAGAGATGAATATTCTCCTTTATCTCCATTTTCCATCCAGATATCAAATTTATACATTAAACCATTTCTGGATTGCCATGTTCCATTCCCTTGAATATTGTTTACTTTGCTTGTTTTTACTATCATGATTAAAAATATTTTTGATCATCTGTGATAGTTTTAATATCACTTTCAATCTCGTTTAACATTTCTTTTGCAGATTCATTCAACTCATTAATGCTTTCCTCTGTTTTTACTGCATTGATTTTTTGATCAAGAGCATCCATAAGAATTGCATTCAGTTTGAGTTTGGATTGTGCATAATCCATTTGCCTTTTGTAGTAATTGATATCACTCTGGATATCCTCTTTTGATTTTAATAAAATTTCTAACTCCATAATTTTAGATTTATAATTGTTTTAATTGTTTAGTTGTTTACATCTGATCAGCCTCCAAACATGATCTGGAGCAGATACCAGATTGATTATCCATTGCTTTGCCACAAACAAGGCATTCAAACTCTGGATGATCTGGATCTTGACACCATGTATAAACTGGAATCTTAGATAAATAAAAATTCGCTTTCATATCTTTTCTGTATTTGTAATTGCTTTATAAATTCAATCTCCATTTTGTGATAATGGTTTGGATCAAAGTATTTTGAAACAACATTCAATGCTCCATTAACATCTTGAATTAATACTCCAGTTCTTAATTTTTTAATAGGATTTTTCATTGTATTAGATTTTGTAATTCTGATCTTTTAATTCTATACTGATTGCCAATCTTAACTGCATTCAGCTTTCCAGAATTTATGTATCTGTAGATTGTATCTTTAGATAACTTTAGTTCAATACAAGCCTCCAATGTTGTAAGCAATTGAGAGTTGTAAATGTGATCATGTAACTGATCAATAATTTGATCATGTAGCTGATCAATAAGGATGTTATTTTTCATGAGTTCGATTCCCAACTTGTTGATTAATAATTGCGTTTTGTAGCAACTCAATCACTCTGGATTGATATTGATCTGGAATTGCATAATATCCTGCAAACCAGTTATTGCGAATTGATAATGGCTTTAATCCAAACTCATGAGATATAAGTTTGATGAATTCCTTTTTATCATTCAATTGATCAAATAGTATTTTATGATTTCCCATTGTTAATAGTTAAAGGGAGCATTTCTGCTCCCAGATTGATTATTGTATAAATTCTCCTGCATCAACATGATGTCCAGTCCATAAGGATGCTGATCCATTATCTTTTAACTCTTGGATGAATGCTAATGCAGTTTTCTTAGTGTAATTGCAGATTTGTAAATCTGGTCTTTTGCCAGTAAAATAATTGTAAACTCTAATCCCATAAGTAAATTGAGTTTTAGTCCATTGTGCCTTTATGATATCAATGTTAAAATATTGAAACTCATATCCTTCAACTCTCAATTGGATATCATCTCCAACTCCTAATGATTCAATTCTTTTTAAGTTTCTGTTTTGTGGTAAAAATCTGATCTCTTGTAAGTCCATTTTGTTTAATGTTTTTGTTAATTAAATTGTTTGTTTCTTTTATTGTTGTTAATGCTTTGCAGTAGATTTTTTCTCTTATATTGCGTGAAACAATCATCAAAAATTGAATGCAATTGCAATGCTTTAACAATACAATTATAATACAATTATTATTATAATCCAATACAATTGCAATATTTTTTTGATATTCAACTAATTACACTATGGATACTGAAAGAGATTATTCCAGTAAAATCAGCCAGATTCTTGAGTATTTGGGAATGAGTTCTACTGAATTTGCAAGGGAGTTGGGAATGGTTAATAACACAACCATAAGATTAATCCTAACTGAAAACAGAAAACCATCAAATAAGACGATACAAAAAATTGTTTCTGCTTATCCAGAGTTTAATCCAAATTGGATCTTGTATGATCAAGGATCAATGATTCTGGAGAATGTTGTTCCAGATACAAGAGTTGCAACTGATGATTTAACAACTACATCAAAACAAATAATGAATCATGTTAGCAATGTTGTTATGCCTCAAGTCAAAACATTACTTAATCATCAAAATGATTTATGGGAGGAAATGAGAGATGATGATTATAAGTTTTATACAAAAAAGTTTGATGAATATGGAAAACAACAAACTCAAACATCTGAAACTCTTATAAAACTTATGGAACAATTTTCAACTGGATTAAATAATGTTAAGGAGTTCACTCAAATTATTGATTCATTAACAAATAAAATTGCAAAATTAGAGGAGGATATGGATTCTGCTCAAACATATCTTGCAACCTATTTTGAATTAGAGAGATTAAAAAAGAAAAGTAAAAAAAATAAGAATATTGATAATAATTAAATAAACAAAAGTTAATTAATTGAAACTCAGTTGCATTTAGTTTAGAATTTATCTAAATTAACCAAAAACAAACTAAAATTTAACAAACTAAATCCCCCTTTGTTATGAGCATTGCCAAAAAAACTGCAATAATTAAGTCTCTTTTTAAGGATTCCTCTAATTATACACATGATGAAATTAAGTTTCTAATTCAACAATTTAGAAAAGAATATGAGGAGCATATTATGGAGAGAATAAAGATTCCAGATCCGCATTCTCTTAATGAATTGGATATAAAATCTGATTTAATCGAATAATCCTTTTGTAAGATCCCTCAATGCCTCTTTATTAAATCTGGCATAACCATGCATTGATCTCAATGATCTATGCCCAGTAACTTTCATAATCAAGTGATCTGGCAGATTCTTTTCCTTAGATAATGTGATGAATGTTCTTCTGGCAGTATGAGATGTAATTATCTGCCATCTCTGGAAAACTTCAACATCCTTTTGTGTTCCCTTTTTGGATGTTCTTTTGAAACTCTCTGTAAATTCTAACTTTTTACAAACCATCTGAATCCTTTTATTGAATTTTTGAGATGATATCTTTGGGAGTTCCCAGTCATATTTGATCAAGATCCTCTCCAGAGATTCAGTCAATGGAATGTATGATATGGTATCTGTTTTTTTGGATCTGATGATGATAAAACCATCCTGCAAATCATCCTTGCTAATTTTAGAGAAATCAGAAAACCTTTGCCCAGAATAAATTCCTACCAGAAACAAATCTCTGGCTCTCTCCTCTGCTCCAGATAATTCAGCATCCTCCAGTTTTTTAACATCCTCAAATGTTAATGCCAGTTGATCTGATTCATATCTGCCAATTACAAAATCTTTGTATGAATCATTGATCTGATATCCTTGTTTTGATGCCCATCTTAGAAATGTTTTAAATGCATTGATATATCCATCCAGAGTATTATCATGGATATTCAATTCCTGCCTTAGAAACTTGATGAAATCATTCCAAAATTCGCTTTTAAGATCTGTTAATTTATGCCTCTGGTTAATATGATCCTCATATTGATCAAACTTGGCTTTCAATGATCTGTATTTTGTTAAAGTTCCCTTAGTAACATTTGACAAAGTTTTTTTCTCCTCCAGATAAACATCATAAATATCATCAGCAAAGACTTTTTGATCATTTGTATCTCTGCCTAATTCTTTTTTAAGATTGCTGATTGTTAGATCATCTCCATAATCTCTGACAATATCATTTACTCTGGAATAAATCTCCATTAATTGATTTGTGATCCATCTCAAGCTGATTCCATTTGCTCCTCTCCTTTTCTTTGGCATCCTCATATCAAAATCCCAATCATCTGGATGAATTTTCAGTTTGGTTGAGATCCTGCATTGCCTTTTATTAGCTTTTACATAATACTGGATCAAGATCAATGTTTCTTTTTGTAATTTTGGCTCTTTAAGATTGAATATCATAACACCAAAATAATAATAATTATTGTTAGTGTTTAGTTTAGTGTTTAGTTTTTTGCTATTTAATGCCTATTTGTAATATGCATTGGTATGCAAATTTGTTAATAAAATTGTTGATGGATATTAGTGTTTTCAGTATTTGCAATGCTTTGGAGTATGAAAGAGTTCAAGAGCCTCTTTCTCCGCTTCAATCCCTTGTAAACTCAATGTTTATAAGGGATTTGTTTTTTTAGTGTTTAGTTTAGTGTTTAGTTATGTGAATTTTAACTAAAATAAATGAGTTAATCTGGCAACCTGCCCATGATCTTTTGAATGCAAAAATCCCTCAATTGCTTTTGGAGAATGTTGATATCCATTTCGATGATGCCATGAATCTGTTCCAGATGGAGATCTCAATGCCTCAACACATACAGATCCATAATCCTTTGCAACCTTATGATGTACATGATGCGTATAAATATAACGATGTTTTGTATTACTCCAAAATTTAGGGAATTCAGTTGCTAAAAGCAATGGGAGATCTTGGATCTTTGCTCCATCTCCATGAGTTGATCCAATCAAGTTTGATCCATATTGATATCCTTTTCGATGGTTGATTGATACATCAAATGTTATATTCTTTGATTTCCTAAACCAACTCTGGATGCTATCTGATAACATGAATCCAGAGATATAATCATGATTAGATGGATTGAATGTAAAATGCACATCTGCAAATTGCATCAGTTGTTCTAAAACATCAATGTATAATCTTTTGGCTTTTGTGAAACTTTCAAACCACATTTCACTTGTATTTTGAAAAGTTCCAGATGTTGTTGTTCCTTTTGGAGTATCAACATGGAGAATATCATTTCCTCCAATAAACAAGATCTGATCAATATTGAATCCAGATGATTTTTCCAGAATGCCATCAATCCCCTCTTTAACTCTCTTAACTGCAATCTCTGAATTATACTGATCTCCAGATTCAAATGATGATGCCAGTTTTCCAATGTGAACATCAGCAGGAGAAATAACAAGCAAATGATTGCTTTTAGATTTTTTGCGTTTAATGGTTTTGTAATCTGGAGAATATTGATTCATATCTGCAATCAATTTATCTCTGATCTGCTGATATGATAAGGGATTGTTTTTAAGATGAATTGAGAATTGTTTTCCCTTATACCAATAATGATTTACAGAATCCATTGGCAATCCCTTTTCTTTACATTCTTTTGCCAATGCTCTATGCCTCATTACAATTTCATATTCATCATCTTTTAATCTAATTCTTGGAATTGCCATGATTTGTTTTGATTAATTTAATACAATTACAATGCAATTGCAATACAAGTTATAAACAACCTTTTGTAAATCAATTATTTGTAGATGGTTTTGAAAACTTTCTCTATCCCTCTTGATCCAAAATAAAAAATTGTCATTGTTCCAAATAGTGAATTAATTACTGGAATGTAAGCCTTATCAATCTGGAAATCTCCAACATTGCCATCCAGAAAAATACAACTCATGAAAAGGATAAACATTAATCCATAGCTGATTGGTCTTACAAGCCTTGTAACAAGATGCTCATTATCAGATTTCAATCTCTCTGTAACTTGTTGCATCTCAATAAGATCCATTTCCAGTAACTTTAATGCCAGATCTTTATCTGTTTGGCTTAGATCCTTATCCTCTTTGATTAATGCCCTTACAACTCCAAAAACTCCTCCTCCAGATGCAACCTCTCCAATCCCATCAATGATCTTTGATCCTGCTTTAGTAAGGAATGCTCCAACTTTAGTTTCTTTAAATTTTTTCTTTGGTTTTTTCCTTTTTAATTCTCCCATCTAATCTGAAATAAAATGAATAAAATAAACAGATTCAATTCATGATGATCAAAATCATCATCTGGTTTGTAATAACTGAATCCAATTTTTAATCCATGCCTCAAATATTCTGCAACTTTGTAATAAATAATCATGATAAATAGTTTTGTGAAATGTGAAAATATTCATGGAATGCATCAAATGATGGACAATCTTTAGATGAAAAATCTCTATGCCCATAAATCAATGCCTCTTGAAAACGATCTTTTAATTCATGCAGTAAACAATCCATTGCCTCCTTTTGCTCTGGAGTTCTGGTATCTTTAGAAACTCTCATTGCCTTATCCATGCCTCCTGCATAAGCAATTCCAATTGAGAATTTATTCTCTCCTCTTGTATGAGATCCGATCCTTAACAATGGTCTGCAAGGATAAACAACCCCTTTGAGATCAATAAAATAATGATATCCAATATCACTCCATCCCCTCTCCTCAATATGCCATTTCTGGAGATCTCTAATTGTAACTTCTCTCCCCTCTGGAGTTGCAGTACAATGGATAATTATCTTATTTATTTTTCTCATTAGGTTTTCTCAATTCCTTGTAAAGTCTTACACCAGTATAAACCAGAGAAACAACCAGTAAACATAATTTTAATGCAGTTTCAATGTTGCTCATTGATAGGCTTAAACTAAATGTATTGAGTAGATATATTTTTAAATCTTGAGTATTCATTATTCTCCAGATTCAGCAGATTCAAATTCAATTGCTTGTTCCTCAACCCATGCAGAATATTTGTTTTTATGAGTTGCAGTCCAGATTGAGTTTGCAATCTTTTTTACATCACCAGATAATTCCCCCTCATGATCTGGAGAGATAAACCATCTATTGAATGATTCTGAAATTACTTGATCCCCATCTTTGATCTGGATCTTTTCTCTTATTTGGATATGTTTCCATTCTCCAACTACTTCAATTTTATCAATAACTGATGTTTTTTCTAATGCCATGATTTTATTTTTTTATGTTGTTGTATAGCTAAAATGCCCTTTAATTAATTGTCCATATCCAGTTCCAGTTGCATTGAAATGATTTGCATAATGGTTTGATGATCCCCATGATCCGTTTGATACTGCTTTATAAAAACCAACAACATTTTGTGCTGATCCTCCATAAGCAAATCCCTGCAATCTGTATGTTGCATATTGTGATGCTCCAGTATTCACTCCATTTGTATAATATCCTCCAGTTGCAGTATAAATGCTTGATGGAGTAAATGGCAGATTGTCTAATGCCATTGTATAAAATGATGATGTGTACCAACTTGATGTTCTAAATTGTAGATCAACGCTAACATGAACAACATCTCCAATCTTAACATAAGTTGAATTATTATTCCATGTTAATACATTTGAATGAGATGCATTTAATGTAACTGAAACTCCTCCCATTGCCAAAATCAATAAATCTGGATTATAAGTTCCAGTTTCATATTCCTCAAGCAAGTTTGCTGATGTAGATCCTCCAATATGAAATCCAGATCCTCCAAATCCATAAGCATTGCCAGTTCCATAAGTTATCCGATCTGATGCAATTGTGAATTGAGGAGTTTGAGAATTATAAGCTGAATTATTTATGTATTTGTATGCTCCAGAATTTGTTATCTCAAATGTATTTTGACCAAATGATCCTTGAGCCAATTTTAATCCAGTTGATGATCCAGTTGCATTAATTGTAATCCTATCTCCAGTTGCAGTTGGATTGCTTATTGGCAGTTTACTGGAAATGTTGCTTGTATTGGTTGATATGTTAGATGTATTAGTTGAGATATTTCCTGCATTAGTTGAGATATTAGATGTATTTGTGGAAATGTTTCCTGCATTTGTAGAAATGTTTCCAGAATTAGTTGATATCCCAGATTCCATTGTATCAAGATTAACTGCTTGAGATACTGATATAAAATCAGTTTTAGCCTCAATATTAGTTGCTCTATTTTGCAATGCAGAAATATCAGTATCATTGGATGATATGTTGCTCTGATTTGTGCTAATGCTTGATGCATTATTAGAAATGTTTGTTGCATTTGTACTAATATCAGATTCCATTGAATCCAGATTCACATTTTGAGAAACTGAAATGAAATCTGTTTTTGTTTCAATTGCAGTTGCTCTGGATTGTAATGCTGATATATCTGAATCATTTGAGGAGATATTATTTGCATTTGTTGTAATGTTATTCTCCAGAGTTGATCCATCAATTGTAATGGTTTGATTTGCTCCAGATGTTGAGATCCCATTTGATCCAATAACCTCAAGATCTTGAGAATCTAAATCAACTGATCCAGATCCAGAGTTTGTTGAAAAATCTAAATCCTCCGCAGTAACCTTTGTGTCAACATAATCCTTAACTGATGCAGATGTTGGGATTGTTGTATCATTATCATTATTAGCAATGCCATCAGCTTGATCAACAAATTTTGTGATTGTGATGCTCTCTCCTGCATCTTTTAATGATCCAAATGATACCTCTCCATTTGCTCTTAAATTTCCTGCATTATCAAGATAAACTCCAGATGTATTTCCATTGCCATCTGTAAGCTCCTTTTGAGTTGCTGATAATTCATCATTATCAATGGTTTTAATCAACCCCTCATAAGTATCTTTAATTTTTTGATTCTCTAATGATGCCATCTTTTATCTTTTTACTTTGTTTTTTTAAATATGCTTTTAATAGCTTTTCAGCTTGTTCTCTGGTTTGCCTTTTTATATCTGCCATCCTCCAAAATCTGCTTTATCTGATGGAGAAATATCTCCATTTGAATTTGTGTAATATTCTGGATATTTGCTTGATGCATTATCCTGCAAATAATCAATCAATCTGTTTGTAAAATTTTGAGCAGTTGTTCTCTCCTTTTCAACCAGATAATCAATATCATCTTTTGTTGCAGTTGTTGAGTTCTCTGCATTTGGTCTATAAACCCCATTATTTGAGATTCTAATTGCCAGAAATGGCAGAGCCTCAACCATTGCCCAATGCACCAAACAAGGCTTAACATAATCCTTTAAGAGATCATAATAATCTCCAGAATTGCCAATTGATCCATTTTGGATCTTGTTCTCCAGAGCCTCATAAAGATCTGATCCCAAATAATTTTGGATATGAATCTCTTGAGCAATGAAAATGTATTGAATGAAACGATCAGTATCAACATTCCCATTTGTTGCAGTAAACCTTACAAGATCATCTCTGTTTATGAATAATACTTGAGCCATTATCTTTTCTTTTTATAATTAGGGTTTGCATTTTTTCTGATCCAATCTGGATGATGCCCTCCATAATCCATATCAATTGGTGGTTTTACAGAATCTTTTCTCCCAGATGGAGTTGGTTTGTAACTTTTAGGAATTGATTTCACTTGCTCTGATGATGATAATGCCTTATCCTCATAATAAGATCCATCAGTTTTTTTCTTTAATCTGTATAACTGCTCCTGCCAGTACATGAGAGCAGTTTACAGCTCCCTTAAATCTGAATAATATCGTATGCTCTTTGCCTTATGTCCCAAACTTTTTATTGATGCCATCTTTGGATGCCTTTTTAATATCCTCAATACGATAAACAACCCCATTTGCAGTTCTTTTCATCATAGCTTTGCAAAATGCTCTGCCAGTTGGTTTGTCTGGATATTTTGTTTCGTATTTGTATCTAACTTTGTAAACTGATTTATCCAGATAACTTTTTTCAGATGGGTATGATTTTACAATTCTGGAGAGCAAATTTCTTTTCTCTTTTACATGATCTTTTGCCCAATCCTCAATGCTTGAGTTGTTATCATCCTGCTCTCTGGCATCTGCCAAAACCCATTCATCTGCATCAATGATCTCTCCCTGCAAACTGGATAACAATTCCTCTGCATTTTCATCTGTTAATTCTGGTCTTTGATCAGCAAATTCCTCTTTAACTCCAGTTTCCTCCTCCTTACTTTCATCATCCATCTGATCAACATCAACATCCATGAATTCTAATGGATTAAGAGTTTGGAAATATAGATTCAATGCAATGCCATTTTTAGCCAATACATCATCAATGGCATCAATCATTAGATCTTGATATGGTTTTATTACCAGATTGGTAAAAAGCAGTTGAGCATTTTTGATTTCATCTGCATTAGATCCTAATCCTCCTCCCTCTGATCTGATTCCTAAAAGCAATGGAGATGTTACCCTATGCCCTACCATGATTTTTGTTGCACATTCAGTTGATAAGTAAGAATAATGCTCTGGAGCATTGTTTAATGCAATGTTTTCAATTGTAGTTGCAGAATCCTTATCTGGATTAAATGAAACAATTACCTTATCTCCTCCAGATCCAGTTAATTTGTTTAATACATTGGATTTGATATTCTCTCTTTTTTCTTCATCTGGGATTCCATTGGCAAAATTTACAATTGATGTTCCAGAGAATCCATTAATTGTATCATTGATCAGATAATTAGCAATCTCTCCCTCAAGCATTGCATAAGGCAATGATGCACAATAATCGGGTAATGAGTAATAATGAAATCCAGTAACGTATTTGCGAACAATTAAGATCTCATTTTCGCCACTTTTACCATTGTTGAATGTTGGGATTCTCTTGAGTTTATCATTTGACTTATGTTCACTCCAATTAGGATGATATAAATAAGCCTCAATTTCGCCCTTATCATTGCATTTCTCTGCTCTTAATGTTTGTCTTGGAAAATGATATGCCTTGCTTATTTTATCTCCCTTATAAACTATCTGAAATGCACCCTCTCCCAGTAGCTTGAGATCTTGAATTACTCTCCTTAGATCAGCAGATCCAAAGATGGATCTCATTTGAGCATATTGATTTGGCTTTTTGCTTGAATTTGATGCATCCAATCCTTTGCCATAAATCTGATTAACAATGCCATTTATAACTGAATGATTTGTTGTTGATCCAACAAACCTCTCAATGATCTCTTGATAAAAATTGTTGTCCTCCCCAAAGGAAACAAAATCCTTATTTGCCTCCTCCTTTATAACTGGAGATTCATAAGCTGAAAGTTCTAAAACATGAATCTCTGATGGTTTTCTCCTCCTACTCATAATAAATAAATTCGTTATTGGTTTGAATTGATGTGTATTTGCCTTTGTTTACTGAATATTCTGCATCCTCTGGAGTTGAGTTCCAATTCCAATCAGCAGTTCCAAATTTTCTCTCAACTTGATTCCAGATCTCATAATTTGGGAATTGATCTGTACAAAAAATCATATCCTTGAATACAACCTCTGTTGGAGATGTGATTGTTAATGTGTAGAAATTATCCTCTGCAAGTCCAGTAAAAACATCATCATAAGTTTGATAATAAGATTGTGATCCAAAGGATGTTGTTGTTGCAGAGAATATCTCTCTGTTTTCTGATTTTGATCTGATTTTAATTGTATAAGTTCTGCCAGATGTATATTCTCTGGGAATAAAACTTATCGTTTGCGTATTTGATGTATTACTTAATTTTATCATTCTCTTTTTAAAAAAAAATGGGAGATCTATTAAACCTCCCATCCCCAAACAATCAATCAAACTATGAAAAGAAAAATCCCTTTTTCCTAACCTTTATTTTTTATCCTATGCAGGAGTTATTTGTGTTGATGATAATGCACCAGTAAATGATGTATTAGCAGTTCCATTCTCAACATGGAGAGATCCTAATGGCTCAATTGCTTGGAATGTTAAATTATATCCATTGAAATCTCCTAAACCATCTCCAGATGATATTGTTCCAGATGTTAAGGATGCTCCATTTACTCTGCCAATCATAAACAGATTGCCATTGCGATCCTCAACAAATATTTTTGGTCTATTAAAAGCCAACATTTTGATCTCTTTTAGAGTTGCAGAATCTTGTTTCTGGAGAGTAATTGTCAAATTATTTTCCATGAATGTTGTTCCTGCTGAATCATCAGATGTAATTGTTGTTTCTAATGTGTTTGATCCTTTAAGATCATATTGAAAGATAGAATCAGCAGTTGCAGTAAATGATTCAATTTCATCAGTTGTGCTATCAAGCACAATTGCAGAAACATCTTCACTTGAAATGAAATAAGCAGTTTTCAAACCACCAATTGCATTTTTGCACCCTAATTTTCTTCCAGTTGTTAATTCACAAGCCATAAGTGATGAATTCTTTAAAAAAAAGGGAGAGTTATTAGTTCTCCCTTTTATGTGTTAATGTTTTATTCTATTATGAGTAATAAGAGATCTCCTCTAATAACCCAACTTGCACTCCCATTTTGAAACGAGCCACAAATCGTACATTTTGATCTCCTAATGTATCAGCAGTATCAATCAATCTTAGATCTGATAAATCTCCCTGCACTCCCATTCCAAAGAAAAGGTTTGATGATGTTGCACCAACCATATCATTTGAAGGTAAACCAGGAGCATTGAATACTGGAATCCCATCAAAAGTTAAAGATGCAGATCCATCATACCATGTTGATCCTTTTGCATCAACACCAGAGCCACCAACTCCATTTGCTTGGAATCCTCCTAATGCTCTAAGATATTTTTGGAATATGTTGTTAGAAACATAAATCTTTAAATCTGGATCATCTAATAATGCAGGAGTATTAGCAGAGATATTATCAACCACTTTTGCCATCTCATCAATAACATTTGATGCAGTAATTGTTGTTCCAGTAATAACTGATCCTCCTGCTAAATCTGATGCATTTGCTCCAAAGATTGTTGTAAATCCATCAACCTCTCCAGATGTTCCATTTGTACCCTGCCAGATAACTCTCTCAACATGAGCAGAGATCTTTGCGATGTAATGCTGAACAATGTAATCTGCAAAAGATTTTGGCAATATCTCATTTGGAACAGAATATCCCATTTCAGCAGATTGCCATGCTTGAGCAAAAGTCTTTTTACATTCAGTTTTGTTGATTTGGAATTCCTCAACTTGCAATACTCTCTCTGTTAAAGTCAATGTTCCTGCATCAGTATAATCACAAGTTGCATCAACGATAAAATCAGAGCCAGTTGCAACCTTTTGAATAACCTCTTTGTAAGCTACATTTCCATAAATTGTAACCCCTCCATTATCCAAAGTTTTTCCACTTATTAAACCAGCAGAGATGTATTTGTCTTTAAACTCTCCTGCATAAGTTGTTGTTAATGATGTTGCCATACCTTTTTATCTAATTTTAATTATGCGTTTAATTTTTGAAATATTCTATTTTGTAATGTTGGAGCAAATGCCTTGTTATAAACTGGAGCATTTTTATCAACCATTTCTGGATTGTGATGAAATGGCTCTGCTTCTAATTCAACCTTAGATAACTCCTCTTTTTTAACTTCATTTTCAGCTTTTAATTCAGCTAATATTTCAGCTTTCAATTCAGCTTTTAATTCTGATAACTTAGTTTCAATGATCTCTGATTGCTCTGCTGAAAAATGAGTTTCTTTTGTAACTGATTCAACAACTTTTTTTGGAGCAGAAATTTCCTCTTTTGCCTCAACTTCAACTTCATCCTCTTTTGCCTCTGTTTCCTCTGGAGTTTCCTCTGGAGTTTCCTCTGCCTTTTCTTTTATCTCTGCAATAACACCCTCCTCTGCAACAACTAAAACTTTTCCATCTGCCATTTGATATTCTCCAACTGGCAATGCAATTCTCTCCTCCTCATTAACAATGAAAACTTCTTTTCCTGCCTCTAAAGATTCAGCCTCAATGATTGTTCCATTTTCCAAAGTTTCTTGAGCCAGTTTAATTTCTGCTGATAATTCAACTCCTAAAACTTCTCTTATTTTATTTACTACATCAGTTGCTTTCATGAAATGATATTTTTTCCTCTATTTACTAATACAACAAAAATTGATCTTGTTTGCACTTTTTATTAACAATGTTATTATGCTTGGTTTTTTCCTATGCCTTGAGCATGGAGAGTTCCATCACAACATTTGGTTGAATATTTTCCATCTTTGCATAAACATCCCCTTTTGGAATTCTTTGGAGATGTTCTGGATGGATTTGTAAACTTTCCTTTTTTCATTATGATGGGCATGATATTGTTGCAGTCCAACTATTATTTGGCAATGGAGAATAAACCCTTAATTGAGCAGTTGATGTTGCAGATGATTTTGTGAATGATGCAGATCCAGATCCAACCCCTTGAATTGTTTCAGATGGTAAACCTAAATTTGCCAATGCTTGATCCAGATCAGATTGAGCAGTTGATCCTCCTCTGTAACCAGTATCAATAACTTTTGCTCCATCAAACCATAATTCAAACTTATCTGGAACATTTTGAGCATTAAAAGTTAATGTTACAGATCCAGTATTTGATCCGAGTTCTATGTTGTGATATGATGGGAATGCAACTCCTCCAGAATATGATGCCTCAACACCACAATCAACTTGTTCCACTAAACAATCTGGAGCAGATTCATTCTGGATTGAATGCTTATTATCTACATCCCCCCAATTGCTTGAGCAATAAACTTTTCCCCAATCAGATGTATTTGCCATTAGATTATATTGAGTTTAAACCTTTAACTAATTTTTCAATTTCTGTTATATTTTTTAATATTTGATTTTCCTGCTTTTGTATAATTTTTAATACATCAGATGCTCCTAATTCTATTGCTAAGTTTTTTGTTCTCTCAATTTTTTTTAATAAAGTTTTATTTAATTTTAGCGATTTTTCAGCTTGAGGAATTGCCTTGTATATCATATCAATCACAGAAATAGCACCTTGATTTGCTTGTTTCATTTCGCTTTTGATATCTTCAACCAAACCAAATTCAACTCTCTCTGGATGTGCGTTTAATTTTTCAAATATTTTTCTCATTGTATTATCTTTTTATTGGTATGCAGTTTGGAACAAGTTTTCCATTTTTCATTTTCATGCCATATTGCTCATATCCTTTTGAGCATGGCTTTTTTAAATTATGTTGTTCACATGGCATAAACCATGTTTTACCCTCAAACTCATGCTCATGATATTTATCACATCCCAGATCCTCTGCAACTGCAATTGCCATCTCTTTTGTTGCATAAGCCAATCTCCCATCAATAACTGCCATGTTATCATCAATCACTTTGTTTTCTAAAACAACCTCATTTGAATCTGCATTTAGCTTTGCGAATATTTTCTTATTGCCCATCTTTTATAAAATTTTTGAGATTTCTTTTTGTTTCTCTTTTACATTAGATATTGCACTCAATAAGATCTTTTTTATCTCTTGAAATTGTTGATATTGTTTTGATGATCTGAAATCAACTCCAATCTCCTCTGCTTTTGATCCAAATTCATCCATGAGTTTTTCTGCATCTTGCAGGATATTATACAATGAAACTGAATAAGCATCAGCAGATGATTTTGCTTTATTTATTCCAATTCTGTATTCTGATCTATATTCTGAAAATGCTTTATCAAACTGATTTTTAAATCCTACAAAATCATATTTTGACAACTCAACTCTCTCTGGATCTTTATTAAGTTTGGTAAAAATGTTTTTTAATGCCATTATTCTATTATTTTAAGTTCTTTTAGTTTTGATTCACTCCATCTCTTTCCTGCTTTGCCTCCCCATAATAAGAATGAGATTGTTCCACAAGCATTGGAATCTGATTCATCATAATATTCTTCTGCTCTGGAGAGATATGAATACATTCTTTTGATTGTTTTTACTGATATTGCCTCTTTTTGTGCTAATTGCTTTGCTCTAACTTTGCCAGTTTGAGTTGCACATTTATTCCCATTTTTCTCATTCAGATCAATCCCTCTTTTTGCATTGTTAGAAACTGCATCTGGATAATCCTTGTATGATTCCAACTCAACAACATTCAGTTTTTGATATATTTTTTTGAGATTAATCATCTTACTTGAGCATATTCAAACATTGTTTCAATTCAGCAATATGCCTATCAATAACTTTTATGCTCATTCTGGCTTGGTTTTTTAAACCATCATTTTTTTTATCAAGATCTTGAGCCAATCCATTATCCAGATTCTTAACCTTATCTAAACGATCATCATACAATGCAATTGAAACTATGTATTGGTTTTTTAAGTTCTCCAGATCTTGAATAATTCCTGCCAGATGCTTTCTGCCTAATTGATTGATCTTATTCTCTTGAGATGCAGTTTGATCAAGTTTATTTTGTACTGGTCTGAAATAATTCAGATCCATTTTATGCTTTGCAAGTTTGGTTTGTAATTCATCCATCTCCAGAATATTCATGATATCCTTGAGTTGATCCTCTGCAATCTGATCTTTGCTCATATTGTCTTTTATACTTTCTTTTGGTCTTTCAGCCTTATCAATGAAATATCCCTCTATTGAGAACCCTCGTACTAACCCCTCTTTCACGTAGTTATTCCAGATCTTATCATTGTTCACTTTCATTGATCCCATCCATGTGCCTTTGTTGATACCCTCTAAACCATATTTTTTTGATTTATCCATCTCTGGATCATCAACAATCCATGATTCAACCAGAGTTATATCAGAGATCTTTTCCTTATGCTCCAAAGTTGCTTGATCTTGATACCCATTCATGAGATATAATTCAGATGCTTTTTTGATCGTATTTGCAGAGAAATAAACATAATACTCTTTATCTCCAGATTTTCTGTAAATAGGCTTATTAGGGATTAAAACTGCTCCCATTAAGATCCTTTGCTCCTTATCTACTTCTGCAAATTTTATTTCATGTGATTTTAATGCAATGAAATCTGATTCAATTGCACCTTGAGAAACAACTGAAATTGCTTCAACTCCAGATTGCTCAACATTTTCCTCATCAATTAATAATTCTATTATCTCCATATTAACTAATACAACTTTTTTTGAGTTTGTTTGGAGATTTTATCAACATTATCCTATTGATGCACCTTGAACAATATTATTCTCTAATGATTGAGCAGTTGTAACATCATTTGCAACAACAAATGCCTGTACTGGCTTTTGCGTTTGCCCTGCAATAACATCTGCAAGTTGATTTTCTCCAGATGATCCAACAACATTGAAATTTGGAGCATTTGATATTGGAGCAGATGCAGTTGGAGATCCTACTGATCCTCCTGCTCCAAAACTCCCTGCAACTGATCCTGCTTTTTGAGTTGCTGATTTGATTGCACTCATGATCCCTGCAACTTGTACTGCATATCCAATAAGCATTGGAATGTTTTGAGGAAAACCAATCTTTGCAGTTTGACCAACTCCCTCAGTAGTTGCAACAGATGTTTTGGCAACTGATAATTTTGCGAATGTTAATGTTTTTTTTGCCTCCATTATCATCTCTTTTAATGCCAATCCTTGCTTTGCAATTAATAATGCTCTCCCAACTTTGCTCTCTGCTCCTGCAAGTTCAATCAACTGATCAAATGTTGTTGCTCTCTGATCTCTTTTAGCAATCTCCAGATCCTTGATCCCTTGCATCTCCTCCTGCCTTGATGCCTCATTAAATTCATCCAGTTGGATTTGTGCATCAATTCTGGCTTGAGTTCCTGCATTAGTTGTTTCAATTAATGCCTCCAATCTTTGTTGCTCCAGTTCTCTCTCCTTAGTTGCAATCTCCTGCAACTTCTCTAACTTCAAAACCTCATTATCAATCAATTCAGCATTAAATCTTTCCCCCTCAATTGCTAATGCATTTCTGGATTCTGATTGTGAGTTTGTAAGTTCAATTTGTTCTTTTTGGAGAGCCATTTCATTAGATAATTGCTCTGATCTCAATCCAGTTATTTGAGACAATATGCCCTCCTTATTTGCTTGAGCCTCTAACAGAGCAATTTGATTTTCAATTGTTTCGTTTTTATCAAATTCAACTTGAGCAGATTCGATCTGGATATCTGCAAGTTTTTTCATCTCATCCTCTTGCTTTGTCAATACATCATTCAACTTATTATTTGCCTCAATTCTCTGTGCAATGGTTTTTCTTTCATCATCTCTGGTCTGCCTTAGTGATTCAGCTTGGCGATCATATTTTTCAATTAGAATTTGAGTTTGTGATGATGCCAATTCAGATGATTTTGCCAATTCAACATTTTGCTTTGCAGAATTGAATGTTTCAGTTGCATAATCCTTTACTGCTTTTGCAGATTTTTCAACCAACTCTTTGCCCTTATCAAATGTATCATTCACTCCAGTTAATACATCCAATGATTCTTTTCCTGCTGATTTTACATCCTCCAATGCTCCCTTAAAATCTCCAGAGAATACCTTTTTTATTGCTGATGCTAAAAAACCCAGAGTATCAAGATAAGAATCAAACCTCTCTTGAATGTTTCTCTTGAATGCATCTGCAAAATCCTGCATTGCTTGTTTTGGATCTGAAAATATTGCCTTGAAAAAATCAACTATTCCAGATGTATTGCTGATTAGAAAATTTACAAAATCATTCATGGCAATTGATACAACTTCAGTAGCAGTATTGAATGCATCCATCACTAATTGATTTTGCTGAAAAACTTCTTTTAGCTTTCCAAATGCAGAGATGATCAATCCAATTCCAATTGCTTTTAATGATGTTCCAATTGCTGATATCCCTTTTAAAACATCTTTGGAGGAGGATTCAACTGCATCCAATCCTTTTTTGGTTTGCTCATTGCCCTTTGCAACTTCATCTTGCAAATCCTCAACTTGTTTTTGCAGGTTTTCAATCTGATCAACTGCATCTGATGTATCTGCTTTTATTTTAAATGTTTCCTCTACCATAACTCCATTTTAAGTTGTTTCAAACCATCTTTTATTGTTAATGGGAGTTTGTTGCTCCCTTTTGCAATCTTTGTATATTTTCCTCCCTTTTCTGTTTGTTGGAGCATCTCCATTAATATCCTTATCATATCGTTATTAATTCAAGTTCTGATTTATTGGTTAATAGATTTGTTTTGATTGAGTTGATTCTGAATCTTTTCCCTGCAATGATCAGAGTATCATTGAGTTCATATTTTACAACAAACCATGTTGGGAGATAAGCATCAAATTTTATGATTCTGGTATTAGGATCGAATACATTATTTATGTAATTCAGATAAAAACTTAAAAACAATGAATTTGCATTTGATATTCCAGTAAATTCATCAATCTCTGTTTGAAAATTTATTGTTTGAGATCCAGAGGATAATGTTTTTACATTCGATGGTCTTATGTAAGTTGAAATATTAGAGAATGATGTTGTTGAGTTTTCAAATAACATGGTTTGAGATTCCTTTTCTGCATAAAATACCAATGGAGCATTCAATGTTGGATTCTTATCCTTATCAACAAACCATCCCCAGAATGCATTGGTTTGATTGTTATTAACTTGATTGCTCATTCTCTCATAAACAACTTTCTCAAACTTGCTCTCAATTGTATAATCTCCTCCATCAAAATTTTCATCAGTTGATCTGAATTTTGCATTACCAAATTCATTATTTGAAATCTCATTGGATTTGTCAATGGCAAATGTTTTTGGCTCTGAAAACTTGAAATTGATCAGTTTGTAAATCTTACTTCTCTCAACATCTTGCTGATTGATATCAATGTATTTTGTGATATCATAAGTTGTTCCATCTGCATAATATTCATCCAAAGTTTTAACCACAATATTTGTTCCCTCCAGATATGCAGTTAAATTGAACATCTTAAAAATGTTTGTTAGAAAATCAATTGTTTTGATCTTTGGCATCTGTGATCTTAATGTTACAACCCCACCTCCAGAGAATGATTGATTATTAATTGGATTAAAATTGTAGTCTGCAACTATGATATCAAAATCTCCTTCAAAATTTTCCTCCAGTTCAAGGATTCTAATATCAATGCTCCATGTACTTAAATTCCCTTGTGATGATATTGTGATGTTTGGAGTTTTAACTCCATTGGAATAATGCCTAAAAAAAAAGCTATCATTACCAGTTCCAGAAACTTCACGATCCCATGAATCTGCTGAATTTACATTGATCGTATAAGTTGAATTTGCAGGAGCATTAGTGATAATAACATACATTTCATATTTTACATCTGATGTAACTCTGAATGAATCTCCATCAGTCCATGTTGGAGTTCCAGATGTTGTAAAATCAGAGATATTGTATGATGTTGATTGAGTATCAATTTGAGATGTGATCCTGCCCTTTTCTCTATGCAACCACAAATACAAATCATAAAACTCTTCATTAGTTGTATTGAAAAAATCAGTTGAGAATGTTAATCCATATTTCTGCTCAATGGCTTTAATGATGTGATAACATCTGATTGCAGGTTTTAAATTATCTGCTCCAACTCCTACAAGATTTGTAGTTGAGTTCCATGTTCCATCATCTCCAACATTTTGAGATGTAGGCAATGATCCATTGTAATAAACATTCCTAAACTTTACATCATCTGGAGTTGCAAATGAGAAATCATTATCATTGGAATCATAGTAATGATAATCAGTAGCAGAGATGAATGGGAATATCAGATCTCCTGCATCAGTTGATGAATTATTTTGTACAAGTGATGATCCAGATAAGTTATATCCATTTGTGAATCCAACTCTGGCAAATGCTCCAGTATATCCAAAATCAAATGGATCTAAATATGATCCATCCAGATCATGCAATTCATCATCCCCTAAAAGATCAGATAATGTAACAACTCCTCCAAAAAAAACAACCTTGTAAGAGTATGCCCTATTCATTTTCATTGATACTGAATTCAATCTTAGTTTTCCAGTTTTGTAATCAATGCCATTTAGTTTGATTGTTGCATCAATTTTAAATCTCGCATCAAATCCATTCTGAATCTGATTGTTGTAATAATGTTTGAATAATTTATTATTGCTTTTAGATGCAGGGAGATTAAATTGTTGAGAGAATGGAGCAAAGATCTTTGATATATCTCTAACATTCTGAATTGTATCTGTAATGGATATGCTTTCATCCTCAAATAGATCTGCTCTCTGGTAAACTCCATCAACATCTTTTATGTATAATTCAATTGTCTGCATTATCTGATGTTGTTTATTTTATCAAATGCAAATTCAACCTCAATATCATAATTAATCATCCGATCATTTACAGATGTTTTGTAAGTCATTGATGATGATGTGATCTGAATTGGCAAAGTTTGATTTTCAAATTCAATCCATGCAAATTCAGATAAGATCAATTCCTCAAATAATGTATTGTTGCTCTCTGGATAAAAGCCAGAATTTAATGAGAGTTTTGTTTTACCATTTTTTACCAGAGTTGTATCAACATGATCAGCAATGGAATATGATCCAGATGATATGATGTTTCTCTTAAATTTCTCCTTTTCTGTTTCCAGAGATTCCATGCTCTTTTTGAAAAAATAAACATTCTGAAATGCTCCTAATTTGTTTATGAATGTGATCTTTAATGGAGTATAAACGCATTCTGAAATATTCTCAATTGTTATTGTTGTTGTTGATGATCCATGAAAAACAATAGCAGAATCAATATCTGCTGAACCAGAGTTATTTGAAACATATTGAATCTGGTTTTGTGAATTTGTTGATGATGTTATTGTTTCAGTATCAACCAGAGTTGCATTCTCATAAAAATTAACTTGAGTTGCAATGGATGTATCAACTGGAATTGATATGGAATCATTACTTAATTTCAAAACATATTGATTGCTCTGGAGTAATGCTTGATTGTTTAATGGATTTGCACCATCAGAGAAATATCCATATCCATAAAATGCTTTCAATCTGGCAATGGCATCAGATGATGTTGATCCAGAGATTGTTTTTGTGATGATATAATCAATCCAGATGATCTCTGAAACTGGAGATGATGCATTGTAAGTTATATCAAAATAATCTTTTACCAGTTCTGATATCTCAAATGTAACTTGATTATTTATTGCAGTTGATTGCAATGTATAAGTTGGATTTGCAATTGTTGATCCAGTTGTTTGAGTTCCAAAATAAATGTATATCTGGAGAGAAACTGATTCCAATCCAGTTGCTGAAACATTTATGAAATATGGAGATAATACATTAATCTTACTCATTTTCTGTTATCTTTTAATGTTGTTGTTAAAAACTCTTTTACATCCAATGAAAATCCCTCTGTTATCTCTTTTGGGAGATCCTTGAATGCTCTCTCAAATGGCTTAGTAAAAAACAATGATGCCTTGATCCCTTTTTGATATATTGATCTGGCAATGGCAAATTTGAGAGATGATCTGGATATGAATTGCCCTTTGTCATTTCTGATTCCATCCAAATCTTTTTTTTACCATCCATTTATCAAATGCCCTTGTTGGAGGAACAACCCTTGCATCTTTTTTGTAAGGATTTGGATGTTGCTTATAAGAGAATATTGAATTTCTGTTTTCAATGTAATTGCTCTTTGTTCCTTTTACTCCCTTATCTTGATAAACTCCATAATCCTCCATTGAGAATGTAACTTGGATTGAGTTCTTAGATGCATTAGTTTCATATCCTAAAGATTCGTACAATCTCCCAGATGTGTTTTTTTTCGTCTCTGGTTAAATTGGCTCTGGATTGTGCAATTACTCTTTTTGCAAATCTCTCCAATTCCTCTTTTGTTTTCTGGAGTTCCATTAGCAGATTGTCATATCATTTGCAACTAAAACATTGAATGAGATAGTCCATCCTCCAACTGCATTTGTGAACCGATCTGTAAATGCTTCACAACTTGCATCTCCAACAATTTCAATTCCATCTTGAAATAATGTTCCTCTTTTGAGTTGAGCAACCAGTTTTGATCCAACTGCTAATTGAGTATTCAAAACATCATGCTCATTGTTGTTTAATCTGTAATCATCATCCTGCTCCTCTTTTGAATCATTGATCAGATCCATGAGAATAACAGATACATTAAATGATGTTGTTTGCTCTGTTAATACTGCATTATCAACCATCACATGAGCCAATGGATATAAATTCTGCTTATTAAGATCAACATCAAATATGCTTCCAAATGTTATTGTTTTTACAAATGGCTCAATTGCCAATGCATCCTTGATCTTTGATGTAACATGATAATATTGTTTCATACCTTTTTCATAAATATTGGAGCAATGATTCTTAATTCATCATCCTCTGTTGTTTCAGAGATATAATCCTCAAGCCAATCCATTGCATCATTAAAATCCATTTTGTTTTTAGATGCTTTGATTATGATGTTTATGCATTTCCAGAAATCATAAATCACTTGCTTTGGATTGGATGCAGTAATTCCAATTATTGCATTCTCAAATCCATCTGCCAGAATAACTTGTTCATCATCCTTGAGCAGATTTCTCTCATACAAATCTTCAACAATATCAAATCCTTGATCATTCATTATCTCATTTTTTGTTTCATTAATTTTCTCTCTAATTCTATTTTCTCCTTTTCAAAAGTTAGATATGTTAGGCATTGATGAATGTTTTCTCTTGTGACTTTATTAAAGGCAGTAACATCTCCTTTTGCAAGTCCATAAATGCTTGAATACCAACCCCATTTTCTGCCAAAATTTGCCTTTGCTGAATACTCATTTCCATCATCTGATCCTGCAAAGAGTTCTGTATATTTTGTATTAATTCCTTTCCTAAACTCCAAAAAAAAACCATTGCTCCTAATACAACTGAAACTGGCATTTGTTTCATGTTTGAGTTGGAATATCCCTCATAATCCTCAATCACATATTTATGCCCTAACTTCTGTTTTACTGGTCTGAATAATACTGCCATTGCATTATGCATTGTATCAATATCAGTAATGGTATTCTCCAGATCCAGATATTCCCCAAAACTCATTTCATCCATTGCAGGAATCATCCCATATTCTTTTCCTTTGAATTTGAATCTCTGGATGAATTTTGTTTCCTGCTCAAATAATCTGGAGATCTTTTCAACTCCTCTCTCCAATGATCCAAATGATAATTTGTTTACGATCTCTGGAGATAAATTGCTCATTATCTCAATCAGCTTTGCATTGATCTGATTCTTATCATCAGTTGTTTTTTCAAATGCAACAAATCTCTGGTATTGATCCAGAGTTATTTCATTTAAGGATTCTGGGATTTTAATTTTGATTTCCATATTTACTAATACAACTTATTTTGATTCTGTTATGGCTAATAGATAAAATATTCTCCTTTGTGCTTATTTGCCAGTTGATATGATACTGAATAACGCAATGCATCCAGTAAATGATTATGAGCATCAATTGGAGTATTGGATTTTTTCTCAAGCCATCTGTAATTGTTTAACTCCTTAATCAGATTGATTGATGATTCACTTACAATCAAATGATAATCTTGGATCAAGCTGATCCCATAAGTGATTGATCCTTGACCTTTTATTGCAGGAGTTATATTACAATGCATTGAGAGTTCCTTGATCAATCTTGGCTCTGCTGAATCTCCAATGATCAGATTGTTTCCTGCAAACTTCATATTGAGATTTGCAATCTGGGATGTTGTAAGATGCTTTTCAAAAAAACATTCCTCTGCATAGATCTTTTTATTTGCCTTATCAATAGAAACTTTAATCAGAGTTGATTCATCTGCTGAAAATCCATAATCTTGACCTAATACGATTTTTCCAACTTCTTTAAACTCTCCAATGCTCCAATCAGTATAAATAACCCCCTCTGCCTTTTCAAGCCATGATCCCATGATGATCTGTTTATGCTTCTCTGGTCTGTCTCTTTTGAGTTGTTCAATCCTCTTGATGTAACTTTGATTGAGATTTTCTGCATTATCCAGATAAGTTGTATGTACATAAGTTGTATCATCTTTGATCATGTTGCTCCCTGCATTAACTCCCTTTGCCTCAAAAAACCTTTTGTAGATCCAATGCTCCTTTGATGCAGGATTGAGGATTAAAATGATCCTATTATCCATGCTCCTCTGCCTAACAGAGAAATCAATCTTATCAAATATGCTTTCATCAGTTAATTCCTCTGCCTCCTCCAGTACAAAAGTTGTAATGCCCTGCAATGATTTGAGATTTGCAGTTTGATCTCCAGAGGATGTTTTGATCCCTCTGAAAATAATCTTAGATCCAGTTTGGATGTTTATGATTTCATCCTTTGTGATATGGAAAAGATCCTCCATCTCCAGAATATTGATCTTATCAATAAACTCTGGGATGATTGAGATGGATGCTGATCTTAATGTGTATCTGGTAAACAGAATAATATGCCCTGCCTCAAATGTAAGGTATAGGAGCATCATATTGATTGCAAATGATTTTCCAGATGCTCTGCCTCCAGTAAAGATGAAATATCTTGTTAGATTGTCTAATACGAGATATTTTGAATTGAGATTCATTCTTTTTTCAATCTGCTCATAAGAGTTTTGAAATCAACTGATACATTCTCCGTTGAGTTGATATCAATTGAATCTTTTGGTTTGCCTCTGCGATAATTCAGATATAATTGGATTGCTCTTAGATCTCCTTTATCAATGAGTTCTTTTAGCTTAACCAGTACATCTGTTTCATTGATTATTGAATCCAGATTCTCAATGATCTCCAGTTCTGTTGCCTTTGGTTTTCTCCCTGCTCCAATTCGCTTTCCTCCATGTGATGTTTTCATCTTGAAAAAACTTGATTAATCAAAATTTATGTGTTCATTTGGCAATGGTATATCTACATTAAACCATTCCAATAAAAAGTTCCTTATTTGTGTATGATACATTTCCTGCTCCAGAGTTGAATTCTCTGTTGTTGATTTAGGGATCTTTATGATCTCTGATGTATCATGATTTGTTCTCTCCTCAAACAGAAACATATTCTTTAAGAATTCATGAGTTTTCTGGATGCTCCAGATCTCTCCCCATTCATCATTAATTGCTCTCTGGGTTATTGGTATGATAACTCCAAAGTAATATGCATTTTGTGGATTGCTTCTGCTTTTCCTTTTCC